CAGGAATCATCTGTTTGACAGCAATCAATGTATTTTGTAGAAACTGATAATCCAAAATATACATTTGTTGAAGTAACAGTTGTTGTTTTAGTCAAAGTGTTATTATTCCATATCCAAAAACTAAGTTTGCTAGTTTTATCAGTATAGAGATACCATCCTTGTTGTATGGTCAATCCAAATGCAAGACTAGTACCAACAACACTTGTTAAATTTGTTATTTGAACCATATCTGGATTTAATGGAATTAGACCCTCCCAATATGGTGCAGTAAATTGAGTTGTCTGTCCAGAATTAATTTTTATCCAATTTGCATTCATTCGTTGAGTTAAATTTTGATTTAAGAAAAACAATTCTTGAATTTCATTCAACTCTGCTGCTTGTAATGCATATCCAGGATTAAAAGCAAGAAGTGAATAATTTTTTCCACTTTCCATGTGGGTCGCGACTCTACTCTGATACGGAGATAGACTAAGTGGAAAACTATTTGCATTCGTATTAAGAGGAGTCAGCATAATTACATTCCTTTAACCATATTTATACGAATTATAGCAGTCTCAACATCCGATATGTCTAGACTTGTAGTTTTCTTTGAAGAAAGAACTTTTCCACTATATTGGTTGAATTGAGGAACATTCTCAACTGCTTTTATGGTAAAACTTGTACCATCAATGGTTATTGTTGAATTTGATAAGTTATTAAACTGAGAATATTCTAAACCCTTCAGTTCAAGTTGAGCAGCTGCTGTCGGAGAATATACAGATGATCCTGTCACCTTTCCGACTTTTAGATCTCTAAGAACTGTTCCATCAGATTTTGTAATTCTTGCAGTTTTATCTGGTGATGGATTGGTTACTGGAGTGTAGACGGAAACTTTCGCTGTGGTTCTATATAAAGTTGAAGTATATTTATTTTCGTTTGTTCCAGCAATATAATCTGAATTATATCTTGGATTCTGTACCAAAGTATAAAAATTTATACTTGATGGAATTGATAAATTGGAATTATTGAGTGTTGGTTTATCTATCCTAACATCAACCATTGCGTGTTCGGCATTTAAAACTTTCATCGGATCAAATCCAAGACCATCAATTTCATCTAAATTTATCTCTATTAAAGACAGCAATTGATCCTTTGTTGTTGTTCCTATGATATCTGCCGAGTTTAACTCAAGTTGAATATCTTTATATCCAGAACCTTTAGACAATACTTCAATTCCATTTACATGAATTGTACCAAGTTGAGTTTTATATGTTTTAAGTCGTATTCTCGCACCAGAACCGCTATTACTCAAAACTTCCAATTCTGGATTTTCTGTATCAATTTGTAGATCCTCCGCTGTATAATCTTGTAGATTAATTTTTACAGAAACTACATGTCCTTCGTCTGGGGATTGAGCATTTGCGGTATACAGATAATAATATGGTGAAGAAGTTGGTATTTCATTTCTAGATATCATTTCCCCAATAGTATCATATGGATCCTTAATATCAATTGATGCTGGTGGTGTCCCGCTTCCATAGAATCTTGATATAAATGTTTCATTTTCATTAAAGGTAGTATAGCATTCATGACACAAAAGAGAATCAAATGTTTTATATAAGTTACCCTTCACGCCAAAAACACTTGCACCATTTCCATCAAAATAAGTTACATTGTCTTTGAAATAGAGAGCACACTTTCCGCCATCCTTTGTTGATGACGGATAACAATAATTTTGTATTTGAGTAAATGGAGAATCCATGTCAATTGGTTCATAGTTGTCAAAACTAACAACTGGTATCCACTGCTCATTTACAAATTTTTCCATACTCGGAGTAATTTTAAATAATGCTTTCCAAGTATATCCGTCGTCATATGTTACATCTCCAGATATGTGAGATGGTAAGTTATTTGAAACATTCTTTCCCTGCAAATCAATTCTATTTTCTCTATTGTCTGATATGCAGAGATAAACATAACCATTGGTATCATTATATGCATAATAATTACCTTGATTTAATCTATTAGCAGACCAGGGTGTATATGTTCTTTTTCTTGCCCATTTTACGTTTGGTACAACCCCAACAATATTATCTTTTCCCACCTTAATAGAGAAATCAGACTCTTTCCATAAATCAATTTGAGTCTTTGGGGAGTTTGATTCTGAATCAGTATCACTTGATCCAACGAATAAAAACAATTGGTTCTCTTTTCCAATTTGATTTATGAAGTTTTTAACATTTTGTGTTTTAGTGCTCATGGTAATTTATTTAGTTGCAATCAGTGCAAGTTAATCCTATGTTTGGACTTACAATTTGTGTACTATCGTAACATATGTCAAAGAAATCTTTCAATTTTATATTCTTAAAATTAAATCCAGTAATGGAACCATTCCAATTTGGGAATGCATGTGCAGGACCAGTGAAACCTGTATTACCGCAACAACAACACCCAGCACATGGAATCAGTCCATAATAATTAACATCCCCACAGGAACCAATTATATCTGTATATGCATATGAAAACCCATACGCTGAATAATTCCTAAGATATGTTCTCTCACATACTTGGAAATAATCATAATCTGTTTGTGGTCCAGTATAATCTTCAAGTGATCTTTCATAAATGACTTTAAGACCTGCTGGATGTGCTAATTTTTTATATGTGTCTTTATAATAACTAGATTTTATTCCAACTTTAAGTAAATATGAATAATCCTGATAGAAATTACTGTCTTGCATTCTAGAGAAGTTCAAACAACTTCCACTTAAAGTTTGCAAAACTTCATACGAACCAGTTTCTCCTGGGAAAGTGAAGTTTTCATTGTAAAACCTACCTCCATTTAATCTCAATAGATATTTTTTTGGATACTCTATTCTGATATCGTCTTCTGGTATGTTGAATAAAATTTTAAAGAAATATCTAATTCCATCAATAGTTGTTTTTTTCTGATAGAAATTTTTTCTAATGTTTTTTATAAAATGTCTAGCACTTTCCAAATCTATTTTTCCACCATTTGGGACAAGAGATTCTGGTTCAAGACCATTTGCGTAGATATAAGCAAATCTCTGTATATAATCCTCTCTGGTTTTATCAATATTGATTAAATCTAATAATTTTTGACCCAAATTAAATTGTGAACCAGAATCAGTATCACAATACAACCAATCATAATATTTTTGCAATAGATCAAATATGGTAATTGGATTTTCACCAGAATCTTGAAGATCTTTCTTTTCTGTGACTATCCATAATGGAATTTGATCTGTTATATCTTTTGAACTACTGCAATCCTCAAAAAATAATTTATTCAATTCATATATTTGATCATATAAAGTCGTTAGTCTATAACCGACTTTTGCTGTCTGGTCTTCTATTGGTAACTGGGCGGATATTGAAGGAATCATTTTAGACTGTAGTTATTTCTTTAATATTAAATGTTACTAGATTGTTAAGACCAATAATAATATCTTTTAATGCAAATGGAATATTAAATCTTACCGCTGAATTCATAATTCCAGATTTTATAGACACATAACCACTATTTAGATTTACAGTTCCAGCATTAGGACTTAATATGGTTGTTAGTGTTTTGTCCCAGACTTGTAGTGGAACTACTGGTTGTGCTAATATATTATTAATTACATACACACCGTCTACAGAATCTATTGTATTTGAGAAGGCGTTTGATATGACCTTTGCATCTCCAACACCAACATCTATTTCATTTTGAAGATTAAAGACAAAATCAGATACAGTAGCATTTGCTTCTTGCTCAACGAATATATTAAAACCATCTGAATTAATACTTACTTCTGGATAAACACTTGTAACATATTCACTAAATTCGACAGCACTAAAGTTCAAATTAAATCTTCTGCTAGTTCCATATCTTTGAGCAAATAATGTTTTAATTCCATTTATGTAAACTTGCTTTTGTGCTGCTGATCTAGGAATGCCGTCATTAAATCCAAATCGTATATTTACAAATATATTCAATGAAACAGAATTTACATATTCTGGTAAAACTGTTATGACGCTCCGCTGCTTAAGAAAATCCATAAGATCTGTCATTTCAGACGCTGTACTTTTTGATGTCACAAAGACTCTACCATATCTTCTTGGAAAGATATCTTCTCCACCATAAACATTGAAATCGTTTTCGGTTGCAAAGAATCCTGCTTCCATTATCAATGCTTTATAATCATTGACTGTCACTGCTCTTTCTTGTGCAGCAAACCATTTTGGTGCTAAAAATCTAATAGTATCAATTGATGGTTGATCTCTTCCACCGTATGATGCTTCTCCGTCAGTAAACACATTTCCAATTGTTGACGAAAACAATGTGATATCATTGCCCTTACTTCCATTTGTTTTTAGATATCTAACTCTAATTGATGTGACATCAGCAGTGACATCTTTTCCGACAGAATTAATTAGTCCAAATGATATTATAAATCCAGTCTCAACGCGCTCTATGAAATAGATTTTTTCCTCAATAGTATTTGAATATCCAATATTATCAATTCTAGTCCATAGATCTGCATTACTAGTTGATGGATCAGTTATGCGAATCTCAATAGTATCTAAATCAAAGTCAGAGTCAATAATTACTATTCGTTGTCGTTCAACATCTAGTTCTGTTCTTGCTTCTATATCAACAAGCATTTTTCCTTCGTAGATATAGAAGGGTTCTGTCTGCGAATCTACAACAAATACATCTTCCAGATTATAAAACTTATATTGAGTTCCATCAGCATTATAACCATAGAAAATTGAATATCTTGGTATCACACCATTATTTGCTCCAGTAGCAATTACCCTTGCCCTGGCAGCAGTTTTTGATGGTATGGTGTATCCAAGTGGTTTGCATAACGAAATCAATGATTCTATTCTTTGGGCAGAATCTAGAAATGCTTCCGATGCGATCATATTTGAATAAAAGGCATAATAATAAGAATTATATGCCATCAGATCAAGCAACGTTGAAAGAGCAGATCCTTCAAATTCATATCCAGAAAACTCTGATTGTTTTGTCAAATATTGAAGAAGACTGGTCTTGATATCAGCAAATTCAAGACTGGTGAGTGTAGTTGGTGGTGTCTGATATGCCACTTATCGTGTCCTTTCAAGGGAAATTGTAATTGAATCTGATGCTTGTGTCTGGGAATAACGAAAAACAACAATGATATTTATTCTATTTGGATTTATTCTACTAAATTCTATTGCAACATCAATGAGTGATACTCTTGGTTCATATGTGTTAATGACATTAGCGATTAAAAGTTTACATTCAAGAGAAACCTTTGCATCAAATTGATCAAACAAAAATTCTCTTGGATTTCCTCCTAGAAGATATCTAAATGGTCTTTCTCCACGAACTGTAAGAACTAAGTTTTTCAATGACTGTTTAATAGCATTATTATCTTTCACTAGGTTTATATCCCCAGTGAAATAATTTTTGCTTATAAAGAATGGAATATCAGAATATTGTGTTTTTTTCTTTAACATGCTAATTTATTTATTAGTAAATATCATTTTTATTATCATCAAATATTGATTCTGGTTCATCTGCGGCATTAACGTCATAATCTACGGAATCTCTTACAAGCGTCAATTTCATTATATAATTTCTAAGAGATGAATATTGATGTAAAATTGATTCAACTAACCATTTACCAGACATTCGTTTGAATTTATTCTTAAGATTTGGTGTATTCTGAACAAATACCTCAATCACTGAACCAACATTAACCTTATCATTCGCACCAACAAGAATAGTCATTCTCTGGGAGTTTAGTAAACTTGTTTGAGCATTTCTCAATAGTGGGACTTTGTGATCTGTCTCCCAGAATGTTGCATATGTTCTATTATATTCTAAATATTTATTAAAATATTTTCCTTGTTCTGGGCAATTACAACTACATGTTGAATCTGGATCGGACCATTCACAACCCAACCAATCTTTTCCTAGATTTTCCTCTATTAACTTACATTCAGAAAGTTCATTGTATAATTTGTATAATTCAAGATAGGTTGGTTCTGCCTCTGTTGGCATTTTATCTTGTGCTGGACAATTACAATAGGGATCATCTGGTTCGCATCCATCAGAAGATACTAATGGTGGCGTTTTTGGATTTGCGCATTTCAAATCAAGTTCTTCGCATATTCTAGACCCTCTTGCAAATACAACAAATTGCATTGCAAAATTACGATCAAAGAATTCATATTCTGTATCAACTGGTGGCGTGACAAGACCATACTCAGTCTCACCACTTAAGTCGTATTTCCATAAATCTTCTGTCACCAATCCTGGTCTATACATCAACGCTGATCCAGTTAAATAGTGCATCAAAGAATCATTAAAATATTTTTTAATACCAGCAGGCAGTGGACCTGGAGTTGGATTTATTGATGTGCCAGTATCAACATCATCAAGGAATACAGAAATGTCTTTACCAGAAAGTAAATTATTAATATCAATATTATTTTTAGAAAGAGATATCCAATCCTGGAATTCTGTTCCATACCAACTCTTCCAATATTCTGGATTTATTGTAAATATACCCTTACCTCCAAACATGTCTCTGGATTTTTTCCTAAGAGATTTGAACATATTTGAAAAACGAACTGGAATGAATATATTTCTTGGGATGAAAATTGACCACCAAGATCTATGTGGTTTTAACTTTCTATAACTGTTTGGCAACAGATATGTCCCGACAGCAGATGTTCTGTAAAGAGGATCAAATTGTTTTCCAGAACTCATACCATAATCATATAACGATTCCATCCAATCTTGGGAGGGATCTTCAAAATTAAATCCACCACCATTATGGAAATCTGTATCTCTATTTCCACCATGAAGATCTTCCTGAGAATGATCATATGCATAATATGTGTATTCTGTTTCAAAGATTGGTTCAGGCCATAGATCCATGCCATTATAATCAGAACTTAGATATTGTGATTTAGAGAGAACTGATCCTGTGTCATTATTCCACCAAGAATAATATTT